GTGAACCCAAAGACTTCACGCCCTCCCTCTTCAAAAAAACCGCCCTGCCCAAAGACAGAACCAAACAAAAATAGGAAACCAGTGAAACCGACAAGCAGTCCCAAAAGTTTCTCACTGTTTAAACGTAGCTTTCTCATTTTCGTACTCCTTCGTTGAATTGAGAATACACTCATTATACACATATAATAAAATGGGACAACATAAAAAATAATAAAAATAAATAAAAAAACATTTGACAACGTTTTGGGGATTTAGTAACTTCGTAAATGTAAGCAATGATGCTTACGCAACAAACGAGGCTAAACATGGATATTTATCAAACAGCAATTCGCTTTGAACAAGTGAAGAAACAAATCTCAGCATTGGAGAAAGAGAAAGCAGATCTCCGCAAGACGTTGCTTATTGAAGCTCCGCAACATTGGATAGACAACCCCAAGCACGGGGTCATTGCTGAAGTGGAGCAAGAGGGTGTATCCCTAAAGTTTCAATGGCAAAAGAAATCCGCTTATACTGTTTCCGAGAAGTACACAAAATACATCACTCCAACATTCTCTACTAACCACGGGCAGGACTTGTTAGACTTGGTCATTCCGCCTATGCCTATCGTTCCTGACGTTCGTTAGTGTGGTCGGCGTAGCCTCGTCCGGCTACGCAGGGGGCACGGGGGTTACTCCCCGTGCCCTTTTTTTGCGTTTGCGCTTGCAGGGGTGGGCACCCCCTAAAATAGAGTACGAGCGAAGCGAGTACGTTAGTACAATGTTGGGTTGATAAATTCATTTGCTGATAATATCATTCGGCACATGGATCAGTATGCTGCCGTCCCTGATGAGGTGTTACGTCAAAAACTTGCGTTAGAAGAGACGTTAAGGAACCTTGAACTTCGGGAAAAAGCGAAAAACGAGTTTATGTGTTTCGCCCACCATGTGTATGATAATTTTATCGAGGGTCGGCACCACCGGGTAATTGCAGAAAAACTAGAACAAGTGGCGCAGGGCAAGTTAAAACGCCTAATCATCAACATGCCGCCCCGTCATTCCAAGTCTGAACTAGCTTCATACCTCATGCCGGCATGGTTTCTTGGAAGGAACCCTAAACTGAAAATTATTCAGGCAACGATGAACACGGAACTAGCCACCCGTTTTGGTAGAAAAGTGCGTGACCTCATTGCGGATCCTATTTATACCGAAGTTTTTCCCGATACGGATCTTAAACAAGACAGTCAAGCCGCCGGTAGGTGGGAAACAAGCATGAAAGGCGAGTACTTTGCCGCTGGTGTGGGCGCGGCGATGACGGGTCGTGGTGCTGATTTGCTGATTATTGATGATCCGCACTCGGAACAGGATGCTTTATCGTCTACTGCATACGATATGACGTATGAGTGGTACACATCTGGACCGAGACAGCGTCTCCAACCTGGTGGTTCCATCATTATCGTTCAAACACGGTGGTCAATGAAGGACTTAACAGGGAGGTTACTGGCAGATCAGGGCAAAGATGTGCTGTCTGACAAGTGGGAGGTGGTCGAATTTCCTGCAATTATGCCGTCTGGGAACCCATTGTGGCCTGAATTTTGGCAAAAAGAAGAATTACTGTCTGTAAAAGCGTCTTTGTCGCCAACAAAGTGGAACGCACAGTGGCAACAGGACCCTACGTCCGAAGAAGTTGCCATGATCAAGCGAGAGTGGTGGCAACCGTGGGAAAAGGAGAATGTTCCGCGTCTCAATTACATTTTGCAGTCGTATGACACAGCATTTTCCAAGAAAGAGACTGCTGACTACACTGCAATTACGACTTGGGGCGTGTTTGATCCGTTCGAGGACGGTGTTGAGCACTTGATTTTGCTTGATGCGACGAAGGGTCGGTACAATTTCCCCGAGCTCAAGGACGAAGCGTTGGAGCAATACGAATATTGGGAACCGGACATGGTGCTGATTGAGGGCAAAGCGTCTGGTTTACCTCTTGCCGACGAGCTTTTACGGATAAACATACCTGTTCTCACCTATTCTCCGGGTCGGAGGAAGCGTGGTGGCGGTATCGACAAGACTACGCGTATGCATATGGTGGCTCCAATCTTTGAAGCTGGGCGTGTGTGGGCACCAAACAAAACTTTTGCAGAAGAAGTCATTGAAGAGTGTGCATCATTTCCTAATGGTGACCATGACGATTTTTGTGATAGTATGACTATGGCATTGATCCGGTTCCGAGAGGGGGGATTGGTCAATCTCGAGGAGGATGAATCTGAAGTGTACATCCCTTCCAAAAGGAGGGAGTACTATTGATGGAGCATCTTTATGGATCCAATATCCTCTGGCTTGGCTGGAATTGCACTTGTACAAAAATCCGTCGAGTTCATAAAATCTAATATAAACACAGCCAACGATATCAAAGATATCGCGGGTGCTATCGATGGCTTGTTTCAGGGAGAGAAGCAAGTCCAACAAAAACGATTTGGTGACAAGTCTTTAATTGGGCAGTCCAAGGATGCGGCTCACTCGGTTATAGATGCCAAATTAGCTCAAGAGCAACTCGAAGAAATTTCTATAATGATAGATAATCGTTTCGGTTACGGTACCTGGAGACAGATCGTTGCTGAACGTCAGAAGCGTATTCGTGAAGAAAAAGAGTTTATTGCGGAACAAAAGCGTATTGCTCGGCGCAAGAAGCAAGAACGCGATGAAATGCTGTTGATTATCGGTATTGTTGTGTCTGTTGCATTAATATTTGTTCTTGCCGTTGTTGGTTTTGTAAAATTGGTTTAGGTTATCCAGATGACGGCAGCGCGCAGAAGACTTAAATCTAGAGCACGGACAGAATTTTTAACCCCTGCACAGGGGATAGAACAACTTTTGGCAGATGTTCGCTCAGTTCCGGGAACCTTGCAACAAGGAGCTTTGTCTGCGTATGACTTTCTAGAGGAAGATCCTGAGAGAGCCGCGTTACTCGGAGCTTTGGTATCGCCCGATCCATATGTTGGAACGACTGCCGGTATCACAGAAGCTTTTGGTTACTACCCTAATCCTTTTAACCCTGATGAAAACCTACCTTCGGTGGCGGGTTCTATTAGGGAGGGGGATTATGTTGGCGCGGGTTTAACAAGTCTGGGTGCAATTCCTATTTTTGGTAGTCTTTTTGGTGCGGCGAAGGCGGCTCGGTTAGCCAAGGCCAAACAGTTAGCTGATAAGAAGAAAGCGGCTGACGAGGGTGTGCCAGCAGAGCAGATAGAGATGGATTTAGGCGAAACACCGGAGCCGGAACCTGAACTTGCTCCCAATGAACAGTTACGTCAGGAGCTTAATTTAGGTAACGATCCTGATATTCTTGCTGCTCGGGAACAAAGAAAAAAGACGAAGCAGGATCGGCAAACTTTTCCTCCTGAAGCTAGTCAAAATATGGAAGGCCAAGTACAAAAAGGTCCAAGCAGTGGGCAAGCTAAATCCCAGGTGGAAGATAACCCTGAGAATTATTCAAGCGGAGAATCTAGCTTTTTAAGAACCCGCAGTAATTTAGGAAACGCGCTTTTCAACACAAAAACTCTTTTGCAGATTGGTGAGGAGGGACTTTCTCCCGCGCAAATCAAAAAACAATTGAAACGTATGAACGTTTCTCAGAACGAGATGGATGCGTCGGGGATCACGGGCCTTCTTAAAGAAAACGATTTAATTACATTAGAGCAACTAAGAAACACATATCAGAAATATGCCCCTAAACTGAAAGTTATTCGTCCTCATGTGAAAGCCACAGATGCGACGAACAAACAGCATCAACGCTGGCTCCCGATGCCTGGTGATTACAGCAGGATGATAGATCCTGAAAGCGGGGAAATAGTTCAAAAGTACAATGTCACTGATTATGAGGAGCTCGTTTACTTTAACGATGTTCCAGAGAGTGATTCTTTATATGCCGCTCGTCGAGATACAGGCAGTCACAGAGAGTATGACCGCACTCAAGACTCAGAGTTCATTCGAGGTAGGATTGGGCACAGCCGAGGTAGTGTAGTCACAGAGTTTGATGACCCTACTGTTAACGCAGATTTTCCTAACGGCGCGTATGTCATTGAAGAAATACAAAGTGATTTAAGTAAACGGGTTGTTCCTATCAAAGAGGGTGGGGATGTAAGACAGCAACTAATGCTTCGTCTTAATTCTGCCGAACAGCTTGGTCGAGATAGGATGAAAGACTTCAATGAGATTCTTCAAGACGATGAGGTCATGCATGAGATAAGTTCTCTTATAAATGTGGAGCATGAATTTAATACAGGTGCTTTTGATTTTGCTCCTGATGCTCGGATACGCCTTAACAATCAACCAAGAGACAAGACAGCATTTGATGATCCTGAAAACATAGAAGAAGTTGAAGTTCAAAAACTGAATAACGTGTTTGCCTATTTAAACGGGTCTATGAGCGAAAAAGCGTTTCTAGCTCAAAACACCCTTGATGAGACTAATTTCGGTAAGCATATAGTCGCACAAAAGAAGGCTGGAAAAATCACAGTTCCGAGTTCAAAACTCGGAGATGCTTTGGAAAAAATGAACGCTGTCGTGGATTCAAAGCGAGATATTAAAACACTGCGAAACGACTTAACAGAAGAAGGTGACACTGTTCTTCTGAATGCTGACACAAGAAGAAAAATAGATGAGGTAGTTGAGCCATATATCGAACGGATGGGTGCTCTGTTTCAAAAGAAACAGTCTTTGGCTGATGAGGCGGCGGCAGGAAGGGTGCCGAAAAGCATTGAGGTTTTGGAATCAAAGAATCCAGAAATCCAAGCAAAGCTTAAACAGCAGATGGCAGCATCTGACGAGTTTGACGCAATAACTGATCAACTAGACGAAGCGGCTAAACAGCTTCAAAGAGATGATCCAGAGGCGTTTGAGTTATTATCGGCATTAAAACCGGAACTTGTTTCTCCCAAAGTGATGACGGATACCAAGCTCATAAGTGATCAACCGAGGCTTTTGAACGATTTCCCGTTTGCTTCTGAAACAGACTACATCAAACATGTGGTGGACACGATTGTTCAGAAAGCACAAGCCAAAGGTTTGAGTGGAGTTATTGTTCCAAGTTGGGAAGAGATAGCTAGACTTAGAGGTGTCCGAGAAGACTCTTCGGCGTGGAACAGATACAGAGAAACATACAAAGACACCGTTTCGAAAAGGTTTAAAGAACTTGAGAAACAAAACCCTGAGTCGAAATATATGCCTCGGGTTAACATAAATAGTCCTTTGATTGACAAAGTCACAAACCCAAACCATCCGGCTATTGGTTACACTTTTGCGCCTTTATCAAGTAATCAAAAGGTAGATCCTCCACCACTTGCTTTGGCAAAAGGTGGTGAAGTGAAGGTACACAAAGGTATTGGTGCAATGGCTAGGGAGGTGTTATAAAAAAACATGTCTGAAACAGATAAAAATTTAGGTGGCATGGTCGAACCAGCTATGGGACCAGGCGGACCAGCGATAGAATCTCCCGATGATGTAGTTGTAGAGATTGAGGGCGTATCTCCCGGTATAGGTGATCAAGCAATACAAGACATGATCGTTCAGATGAACGAGGATGGTAGTGCAGATTTAATTGATCCTACGGAAGAGGGTCAGGACGTTCTGACAGAAGAGTACAGCCACACAGCAAATTTGGCAGAAATACTTGATGATTCTACTTTAGGCGAACTTTCTTCGGAATTGCTTTCCAAATGTGAAGAAGACCTTGAGTCTCGAGGCGAGTGGGAAGATGCGCTTGCCAAGGGTCTTGGTCTTTTGGGCATTAACTATGAAGAACGTGACGAGCCCTTTTCTGGTGCAAGTGGTGTTACACATCCGTTGATTTCGCAATCAGTTACGCAGTTCCAATCACAGGCGTACAAAGAAATGTTACCGGCTGGCGGTCCTGTTCGTACTACGGTTGTAGGTGCGGAGTCACCGGAAGTCATGGCACAGGCCAAACGTGTCAAAGATTTCATGAATTATTACGTCACCGAGGTCATGGAAGAGTATGACCCTGACATGGATCAGATGTTGTTCTATCTGCCGTTAGCGGGTTCAACATTCAAGAAAGTTTACTTCGACATCACCAGACGGCGCGCTGTTTCCAAGTTTGTACCGGCTGAAGATCTTGTTGTGAACTACTCTGCCACTGACATTCGCACTGCCGAGCGCATCACACATGTCGTTGAGATGTCGGAAAACGAGATCGTCAAGATGCAGTTGTCCACGGTGTACCGTGATGTGGACTTGTCCAGCAATTACTCTACGGAAGGGAACGAAGTCACTGAGAAGATGAACGAGATCACTGGTCTTCGTCCACCAAGTGACGATGACATGTACACTCTTTACGAAGTGCACACATATCTTGATCTACCCGGCTTTGAAGACAAGGACACTGACGGTGAGCCTACTGGTTTGAAACTTCCATACGTTGTTACGATAGAAAAGAACAGCGGTGCTGTGCTGTCTATCGCTCGTAACTGGGAGGAAGAAGACCCGCAACAGAAACCGTTGCAGCACTTTGTTCATTACAAG